CAGACTGTTGTCTTATCTTGACCCAGCCCGTGCTGCTCAGTACAGCCCACAGGCTGATGAGATTGATTCTAAGCGTCCGTTTGGTGCATCTAATACAGCAGTGCGTCAAATCTTTGGACTATATCAACAGCGTCTTAATGAAGAAAAGCAAAAGCAATTAACTCAGTACCCAACACGAGTTCACTACAGCCGATAGGAATATAAATGACAACTAGAAATTACTCCTCACGCTCTCAGCAATCTACGCTGACTAGCGCGGTTACTGCTGGTGCAACAACGATTGTTGTTCAGTCTGGGCCTGCGCTTCTGGGTGGTGCAACCATCTCAGGCGGTACAACCTTTACCCTGGTCATTGACCCAGATACAGCGCTCGAAGAAATTGTAGATGCCACGGCGGTATCTACTAATACCTTTACCATTACTCGTGCTATAGATGGCTCCTCTGCCCAAGCCCACTCGGCTGGTGCAGTCACACGTCACATGGCTATTGGTCGTGACTACCGTGAGGCTAATGTTCACATTGAGTCCACAACAGGCGTACACGGGGCTACAGGGGCTGTGGTGGGTACTACAGATACCCAGACCCTAACCAATAAGACCCTTACTGCCCCTACCATTACCAACCCTAGCATCACAGGTGCTGGTGTAGATGCAAGTATTGTCTTTGAAGGTGCTACTGCTGATGCTCACGAGACTACCCTTACAGTAGTTGACCCTACACAAGATAATATAATTACCCTGCCTAATACTACAGGCACAGTAGTTCTTGATACAGCAACACAGACCCTTACTAACAAAACTTTAACTAGCCCAACCATCTCAGGCTCACCAGTTATTACTGGTTTATCTTCTGCGGGTATGTCAGCATCATCTGCTACCCCTAAGGATTATGTAGATAGCATTTTAGGTTCAGCAACTGCAGCATCTACCTCAGCAGCAAGTGCTGCTACTAGTGCTACATCTGCTGCTACTTCTGCAACGAGTGCATCTAACAGTGCAACAGCATCTGCTACATCTGCAACAGCATCAGCAACTTCAGCCACAGCAGCAGCCACAAGTGCTACCTCAGCAGCAGCCTCTGCCACAGCAGCGGCAACTAGTGCAACTAGTGCAGCAGCAAGTGCAACAACTGCTGCTAACTCAGTAGCAACAATTGCAGGTTATGCAACATCATCTGCTAACTCTGCTACCGCTGCAGCAACTAGCGCTACAAGCGCTGCTGCATCTGCAACGGCTTCTGCTAACAGTGCAACTGCCTCAGCCTCAAGTGCTAGCGCATCTGCTACCTCTGCTACAGCATCTGCATCATCTGCAAGTGCTGCTGCAACAAGTGCATCAAGTGCAGCCACATCTGCGACTTCTGCTGCAACATCAGCGACAAGCGCTGCTGCTAGCGCAGCAACCGCTGCAGCCGCAGTCGCCGCATCATTTGATGCCAAGGGAGATTTACTAGCAGGAACTGGCGCAGGTTCATTTGACCAACTAACAGTTGCAGCAACTAATGGTTATGCACTTACTGTAAACTCAGCAACAGCAACAGGTCTTGCTTGGGCAGCAATTGATGCTCTACCTAGCCAGACTGGTAACGCTGGAGAATACTTAACAACTGACGGCACAACTGCAAGTTGGGCTGCAATAACAACTGACCCCACACCAACCGTGTTTATGCTCGGTGGAATGTAACTAAGGAGAAATAATAATGCCAACAACATACAAGGTGCTAGGGCAGTCTAACCCGTCTGCTACCACGGCAACAACACTATACACGGTGCCATCGGCAACACAGGCGATTGTATCTACAATCACCATTGCTAACCAGACAGCAACTGCAGGTACCTACCGCGTAGCGGTACGCCCAGCAGGAGCAACCCTGGCAGCACAGCACTATGTAGCCTACGATGTGTCCCTCCCAGGCAATGCCACTGACACGCTAACCCTTGGCATTACCCTTGCTACCACAGATGTGGTCACAGTCTATGCCTCAGCAGCAACATTCTCATTCAATGCTTTCGGAAGCGAGTTATCATAAATGACAGTTGGACGCATACCTGTAATTGAAGGTGGTATCCAGCCGACCATCTTTGACGCTAAAGGCGATTTACTGACGGCTACTGCCAACGATACCCCTGCCCGCCTAGCGGTTGGCGCAAATAACACAAAATTAGTTGCTGCTTCAAGTGAAGCAACTGGTTTAAAGTATGTTGGATTTCAAGGTGCTTCAGTATGGAAATCTGCCAATCAAAATCTTACAAGTGCCAGCCAAACAACAATTACTTTTGATACAGAAGTTTTTGACACGGACGGATTTCACGACAATGTTACAAATAATTCACGATTAACAATTCCAACTGGAATGAGTGGCAAATACTTAGTAACGGCTAAAGGTGATTTTTCATCAAACGCGTCAGGTCAAAGAGTTGTTTATCATCTTGTTGATGGCACTTTGGTCAATTTTGCTTCGTCAGCCGTCAATTCAGCGTCTCACGGTTCTTATATTTCACTATCGGCAGTGTATCAACTAACCGCTGGAATGTATGTTGAAATGGCTTTGTATCAAGATTCAGGTTCAACATTGACAACTACTGGTACGGCTTACTATTACACAAATATGCAGATTACTTACTTAGGGGCATAAATGACTATTTATGAAGCAATACTTGCAACTTATCCAGAATTAACAACCGCGAATTTTAATCCAATCAGTGGGTCAATCTTGCTAAAGGATGATGGCGATGAAACTGTTTATATAACAAAGTGGGAATACTCAAAGCCACTTCCAAAAGGTATGAAAGTAGGTAAGAACTAATGGCTACAGGTAGAGTTCCAACAACGGCTAATTCGCCGTTAACAGCAAAGGGTGATTTATTCGGTTACTCCACTACCCAGGCTAGAGTAGCCGTGGGCAACAATGGGGAAACTCTTGTAGCAGATAGTTCCACTTCAACAGGCTTGCGTTATCAAGTCACTCAGGCTGCTGGTAAAAATTACATAATTAACGGCGGTATGGACTTTTGGCAGCGCGGCACTTCTTATGCGTTACCTGCAACAACAATAAATTATGGTGCTGCTGACCGCTGGTGTTATTACTCTAATGCGGTTACAGGTCGTACAGCCAGCCGTCAAACCGCATCTTTAGCAGGTTTTACTTATTCTCAGCGTATTCAGCGTGATAGTGGTAATACAAACACTCAAAGCACTCAACTGGTTCAACTTATTGAATCATCTGTTGCAACATCATTACAAGGTCAATATGTAACAGTTTCATTTTGGGCAAAGGCTGGTGCAAACTATTCTGTTGCTTCAAGCAACATTACAGTAGTTTTGTATGCTGGTACTGGCACAGACCAAAATCCTTATACAACAGGCTACACAGGACAGACTACACCAATCAGCACAAGCCAAGCGATTACAACATCTTGGGCTAAATACTCATTTACAACTTCAGCGGTATTGGCTTCAAGCATTACAGAATTGACACTAGCAATCCAAAGCGGTGCTTTTGTTGGTACTGCTGGGGCTAATGACTGGTTCGAGGTTACTGGTGTTCAATTAGAAGCAGGACAAACTGGGACTTTGTTCACACGCGCTGGCGGAACTATCCAAGGAGAGTTAGCCGCTTGTCAAAGGTATTACGAAAAGACTTACATTCAAGGCGTGGCACCAGCAACAAGCACATCTGAAGGCGTTTTTATTGATTATGGGTCATCAGACGGGTCTGGCACTTCAGTAGTTACAATCCCAATGCAAGTCGCAAAAAGAAATGTCTCCTATTCCGTGGCTATCTACACAACAGGCGGAACAGCCAGCAATTGGGCTTATGCCCGTTCAGGTGCATCTGGCAATGTTGCTATGACTATTGACTTAAAAAGCGAAAGAACATTTAGAGCCTATGGTACGACCGGTGCAAATTGGGTAGTAACAACATTAAACGGACATTGGGTGGTAGATAATGAACTATAAAATAATTGACGCAGTATCTCCAGAAGGTGTGGAATGGCAATACCTATTGGTTGATGATGTATGGCAAGTGCCTATGACAGAGGAAAATCCTATGTACCTTGCCTATCTCAACAAAGACAAAGCGGAACAATCCACACCGAACCTGTCGTAGTGTGCTAGGCTATGGGTATGGAACTCATACCTATGGAACAGATAGCAGACCAACTACATAACAGATATAGAACCTCAGGGTTCTCTGAGCAATTGTTTAAGCAGGATATGCAGATTATTAGACGGCTGGGTGTTCACCCTGCTCTGGCTACTTACGAGGACCTAGAGCGGGTGATACTCCAGGCTACCAAACAGTCTACCAAGGCTACTTATGTAGCAAGGCTTAGAAGCATCTACAAGTCCCTGAATAAGATGGGGTTGGTAGATGGTAACAACCCTGCTGAACAACTGCCACAGGTCAAGCCAGGGCGTGGTGTGCCTAAGCCTGTAACCAAGGGTGAGTATCAGAAACTGCTGGCTGAGGCTAAGAACCCAACGCTACGCAACTGGTTTATCTTGGGTGGCACAGCAGGACTTCGTGCTATGGAAGTAGCCAACATCAAAGGCTCAGACCTAATAGAGCACGAGGATGGGTACTCTCTACGAGTACAGGGCAAAGGTGGGACAGACTTAATAGTTCCAGTATCTCCAATAGTCTCAGATATGGTTAGGTCATACGGAACTCTTGGCAGACTATGGCAGGTAACGCCTAATAAGTTATCTAGTAGAGCAGCCAATGAGATGCGTCGCATCCTTGGACCAGACGCTAAGCATTTCCACAGCCTTAGACATTACTTTGCAACGACGATGCTTGAGAAATCAGGCGGAGATTTGATTGCTGTTAAAGAACTTATGCGCCACACAAGTGTGGCTACAACACAGATTTACACACAGTTATCACAGGGGCGAACACGCTCCTTAGTTAATCTACTATAGGGGACGCAATGACTAAAGTAAATAAAGGAACACTAGCAATAGGCTGGTGTGATAACGGTAACACTGATGGTAAGTTCACAGAAGGTGTCGTTAGCGTAGCACTACAGTGTGCTAACAACGGCATCGAACTAACTCACAGTATGCGAGTGCAGGGTAATCAAATTGGCAGACAACGTCAGGTTTTGTTTGACTATTGGGCTGACCAAATTAAAAGCGACTGGCTACTATGGATTGACTCAGACATTGTAGTTAGCATGGAAGTAGTTGCCAAACTATGGGATGCTGCCGACAAGATTAACCGACCAGTAGTTAGCGGTACTTATTTTATTTCTAAAGAAAATGAAGGCACATTGGCTAAGCCATACCCTGCATTGTTCTATGATGTAGATGAGTTTAGTATCCAACATGTACATCCACTACCAGATAACGAACTCATTAAGGTAGACAGTGCAGGCTTTGGTTTTGTTCTTATGCACAAGTCAATTATTCCTAAGATGCGTGAGAAATTTCCTAATCAGTCTATGTTTGCCGAGCAAGAAAATGTTGGCGATAAGTATGTAGGTGAAGACATTGTCTTCTTCCGTAAGATGCAACAGTCAGGTATTCCATTACACGCACACACTGGTGCATTAGTAAAGCACATTAAAAGATTTTCACTAGACATGGATTATTATGCTATGTACTGGAGTATGCAGCACATTAAAGAACAAATAAAAAACAAACAAGACTAGGAGTCTAAGTGGCTAATCGTGATATTACCGAAGGTCGTGCATCGAGAGCCATTGCTGTTGATGTTGGTGTCGTTGCCACCTCTGCTATTTGGCAGAACACAGACATAGCCTATGATGTTGCTATTGGTGGTATGCCGTTTATCTACGCTATTAGTGATGCTCGTCCATACATCCGCCAAACTGCACCTTTCCGTAAAGAACAATTTGATAATCAAACAGAGCCAGGTGAGCAGTCGCTCACTGGCTGGTGGATTCGTAGTCAGATGTCCTTTCATGGTGGGGATGGCATAACATTTTTTGACCCAGCCCAATCAGCATCTAGTTCTCCAGCACAATACCGCTTTGCAGATAGTCAAGGGGTAAATGTATTTGAGCAAGGGGAAGTAACTTTACTTAAAAGTGTAGTTGATACACATGAAATTACTGGACCAGTTGCAGGTACAAATTATGAACTTAGAAATCAACACTTACGTTCTATTCAATGGAGTGGAACTAATGGTGTACTGCTTCATGATGAGTATGATGTAGATAAAATTGCTGCTGACGGAACTGTTACACACTTTATTGATTACAATACTGGTAGTGCAGAACCAGTCCGTGCTATTTGTGATGATGGTATCTTTGCTTATTGGGTATCAAATGCTACTGCAGGTGGTGCAAACAAACTGCATATGTATAAAAAAGCATTAACTGATGCTACAACAAGCATCCCATCACCAATGTTTACTGCTACTGGAGTTGTTATTGAGCATGCTGAAATGGAGTTTATCAAAGACCGCATTGTTTTGTGTGTTAATAACTCTGTTTATGAAGTATCTACTGTAGCATCGGCATTACCTACACCAGTATATACAAATCCTAATACTAATTATATTTATACATCTATTGCTGCTTCTGGTCCTGCTATTTATACTGCTGGACATTCTGGTATTTATTCTACTATTCAAAAGTATACATTAAATACCACTGGTGTAATGCCTACTCTTACATCTGCAATAGTTGCAACAGAACTACCTGCTGGTGAAATTGTAACAAAATTGTATTACTACTTGGGTTATATGTGCATCGGAACCAATAAGGGTATTCGAGTTGCAACAGTCTCAGACCAAGATGGTTCTCTTAACTATGGCCCTTTGATTGTTGAAACATCTCAACCAGTATATGACTTTGCTGGCAGAGATAGATTTGTTTGGGCAGCATCAGGCATAGGTGTTTTAGATGGCGGACTTATCCGCCTTGATTTAGGAACAGAAGTAGAACCATTACGCTTTGCTTACGCAAATGACTTACAAATACAGCAAAATGCAGAACATTTTACAACAGCAGTAGCCTTTCTTGGCACTACTAACCGCCTTGCTTTTACTACAGCATTTAAGACAACAGATGGTGCAATCTATTTAGAATCAGCCACAGAATTAGTAACCAATGGCTACCTAACTACAGGCTACATTAGATATAACACACTAGAACCTAAAAACTTTAAGCGTCTTATTGCACGTGGAGAGTTTGAATATGGGTCTATGACTTTAGAAACAGTTACTGCTGATGGTACTGAGTATGATGTTGTTGCTTACTCTGCATCTGTACCGCCAGTTGAAGTAACTACATCTAATCCACAGGAAGCACAGGAGTATTTAGCCTACAAGTTTCTATTGTTTCGTGATGGTACTGATGCAACTAAAGGTCCTATTATGAAGGGCTATCAGGCAAAGGCTTACATTGCTACACCACGACAAAGAGTTATAAAGTTTCCTGTCTATTGTTATGATGTAGAAACAGACAAGTATAATGTGCTAACGGGATATGACGGACGAGCATTTGACAGAATCACACAACTAGAATCTGTCGAACAAAACGGTGATGTTGTTACATGGCAAGACTTAACCACAGGTGAGTCACGCCAGGCACTCATTGAACAAATCTCATTCACCCGTTTGACTCCACCAGACCGTGGCTTTAATGGTTATGGTGGCATCATTGATATCACGATAAGGACTGTGTAATGCAAGCACAAGACTATGCAACCGTTGCTGTTGCTGTAATGACAATTATAGGTGGCTTTGCTGCAGCGGTACGCTGGATGGTTAAGCACTATCTTAATGAACTCAAGCCTAACGGTGGTTCAAGTGTCAAAGATTCTGTTACTAGATTAGAAACAAAAGTAGAAGTTCTCTACCAAATGATGTTACAAAGAGGGAAGAATGAATGAAGAATGTTGTCAAGAGAGCCACACCTGCCGCTATTGCTGTCCTTCGACAAGCCACAGCGATAGCGCCATCTCGTATGAAAGCATCCGATGGGCTTCTGCCGTCGAATGCTCATCTCAAACAGAGTCCAACCAGCGACCATAACACTGGACTTGCAGTTGACTTAACACATGACCCTAAGAATGGAATTGATTGTGCTGACATTTTTGAAAAACTTAAAGAAGATAAGCGGGTTACTTACCTCATCTTCAAAGGCAAGATATGGTCTAAAGAAAAGGCTAAACAAGGAAACAGACAGTACACTGGGAGTAATCCTCATAACAAGCATCTACATATTTCTATTGATGCTGCTTGCTCTGCCGATACTTCTCCATGGTTTTGGTGGTTGAACCAACCAAAGATTATTAGTCAAGTTATTGCTAAAGTAACACCAGTACCTGCTAAGAAAGCATATACAAAACAAGTTTGTACTTGCTGCAAATTGCACAGTACAAAATCCTAATCCCCTAGGAGGAATAATGGAGCAATTCAAACAACTGTCACTTACTTGGTTCCGTGCTGCAGCGTCCGCTGTTGTAGCCCTGTATCTTGTTGGCGAGACGGACCTTAAAACACTAGCAATGGCAGGAATGGCTGGCTTTGCTGGTCCATTACTTAAGTGGCTAGATAACTCTGCTACAGAGTTTGGTCGCGGTTCAAAGTAGTACCCATTTAAGGGGCTTAGCAGCCCCATAGAGACAGTAAACCCCCCGTTCTGGTTTCCCCTACCAGCGCGGGGGGTTTTTTCTATTTCTGCAGGGCAGAAAGTATGTCTTCAACCTTAATAAGGTAGCCCTTACTAGGGTTCGGAGGTATGTTGCAAGTAATGGCTCTTCCCCGAACCGTTACTACCTGCTTGAGTATCTCCGTTGGTACTAGCAGGGTTGCCCCTTCTAATACGAAAGCCCAGTATTCTGCCTTAGTACTAGATAGCCCTGATAGATACCAATTCTCATTGTTGTGCGACCAGCAAACTGTTTCGATGTATAGGTTGCCAGTATCTTTCCATTTCAAATCTGTCTTTACTTCTACTGTTTTGCCACCTGTTAGTAGTTGTTCTACTAATCCTTCTCCTTCATGTCCCTTTGCTAGGTCTAAGTCGAAGTCTGATAGTTTGCTCATGGGTATCCTAAGTATAGTGGCTTGGCTGTAATGTTAAGTTTGTTTCTCATTAGTTTACGTTCATACTCTGTAGTACCACCCCAGAATCCAAACACTGCGTTCTTAAGTGAGTAGTCTAGGCACTGCTTCTTAACTTCACAGTTGCTACAGATTTTCTTAAGCATCTTAACTTCTCTATATGTAGAACTACCATCTGGTACAAAGAACTCCTCTGACTCTACACTTCTGCAGTTAGGTGTGCCTTGCCAATCTGGGTATTCCATCTATCCTCCTGTTGAGTAGAAGCCTGTGCCGTTGAACTTGATGGCTGGTGCTGACCATATACGCTGCATGATTTCACCACAAGTTGTGCAGGCTGGCGGTATATTTTCGCTTACTTCAATTACATCTGAGCAACAATTACATTTGAAATCAAACAGTGGCATTAGTCAAACTCCTGGCCCGTTGGGTGAGGGAGTGTGACCATAGACCCACAGTTAGCGCACTCTCCATCAAGGAAATAAAAGCATATTTCACCTTGGTCAAATGCAACAAGCGCATGAAATACATCCCCTCCACATACGCAAACATCTCCAATAGATTCTCCTCGCAAATCCATAGCGTGTGTGTAATCCGTTGGGTGTAGTAACTCTCTGATTTCTTTAGCAACACTATTCTCCTCGTTCGTCATCATCTGCCTCTACTAAATCATCATCAGGCTGTGGTTTCCATCCGCCTAGGTTTCTAATTAGAGATGCAATAGTTCTTTGGACCTTCATTCGTGCACCATCTGGTGTTGTGTCCAACTCTTTGGCTGTCTCACTCCACTCAGGATTGTCCACTGTGAACCTAACCTTAAGGATAAACTGTTTTGCTTCTGACAGTTTATAATATGCTGCTGCAATATCAGACCTAAGCACTAGCCAGTTGTTGCCATCATTGGCAGCCTCTGACTTGTTGAACTTAAAGTTAAGGTCTTTAATCTTAGTTGGAATCTCATACGACTCAGCAATGATTGATGGTAAGAACGCTTCTATAACAGATGCATCGTAGTAGTAAAGGTCAAGCAACTCATAGCCAACCGTCCGTGCCTTTTCGCGTTCACAATAAGTAATTGCTTTATTGCGAAGAGACTTGGCTATGAGTTTGTCCTTGTCTTTTCTTGGCAGTGCTGACCACTCTTTGTACTTAACTGGGTGACTAACGAACCATATCCACAGCACCTGCTGTATGTCTTGCTGGTCAGTCATTGGGTATTTGCGCTGGTATTCGGCAGCAACAGCCACAACCATCTGCTCATACTCTTCTAAGTAGTCCACGTTATCCCTCTGCTACGCCTTCCCATTGTCGCCTTTGCACCAATAGTCCGATTATTGCATAGTTTGCTAGGTCAATAAAGGTATCTTCAATACTTTCATAGTTGGGCGTGTCGCTACTTTTGTAGTAAAGGTTTTCTAATCGTGCCATCTTGTCGTGCATACGCACAAGCAGTCCATTCATTGCACCACCTGGAGCATTGGCTATGTTAAATGGGCCGTAGTCTTGATGCTTACGCACCATAATTATACGCAGTTCATTTAATATATCTTCAAAATTATTCAGGTCTTTCATTTAGTATCTCCTTAGCCTGTTCTTCAAAGTCCATCATTGCTTCTTGCACTAACACTTCTTCTACAATCTCATCTCCATGCCCTGCCTCTGACGATACTAGCACGGCTGCCAGCATAGTTAGCATGCTGTTTGCTTTATCGTGGTCTACTTTGTTTGCTATCCATACATCTCTTAACGCATTAAGGATATCTAATCCTTTGCTGTTGGAGATTGGTATGCCTATGTATCTAGGATGTTCCTTGATGAACTCCCATACATCTTCACCGTTATTAAGAAATGCATTTTCGGATTCGCTCATTAATAAACTCTGCCCCCTCTAGCATTACTATGCTGTTTACATCATGCCCTTCTGGCATCTGTACTATATTAACATTACTTAACTCTCGGCTAACCTTCTTGCCAAAATCCATACCTGCTGTATCACCATCTGCTAATACAATTACTGTATCAAAATCATCTAATATCTTAGAGTAAAACGGTTTCCAATTGTTGGCCCCTGGAATACCTACGGCTGGATGGTTAGTCTTGACACTAACTGTAATGCAATCTATCTCTCCTTCTGTCACACAGATATAATCTGATGCAGTAAGAACTACTTGTGCATTGAACATGCTGGTCTTAGCACCTGGCATACCCATATACTTTGGGTCAGCATTACCTATCGCTCTGAATCTAATATCAACTACACCCGATGGTGTTATGTAGGGTATTGCTAGCCTGCCTGTGTACTGTTCATGACCTGGAAGAGCGTCCTTTACCACTCCAAGATGAAAGCGTTGCGCCTCGTCGACCGAGAGATTGCGTGTTGCTAGATACTCTGTTGCTAGATGAATCTGTTTTGCGTACTGGTGCGTCGCCTGTAAGAGAAATTGTCTGTGCGAACTTGACAGCCTCACTGTAGTTACCTCCTTCTCTGTGCATAATTAAATCGTATACATCTCCACCAACACCACATCCGTGGCATTTGAATCTGTTTTCTTCAAAGTTAATACCTGCTGATGCATGACTGTCCGCATGAAATGGACACTTAATTTTGCGCCAGCCGTGTCCCTCAGCAGGCACGGCTGCGCCTACATATCTTAAGTAGTCCGCGATACTATGTTTCACCCATTGCCTTTCTGATTAGGGCAAGCCAAATGCTGGCTGGCATTGTGCAATACCACTCGCCAACATCTGACTTACCTTTCCGTTTGTGTAGAACTGTCCCAGTCCATGCGTTATCATTCTTTATTTCTACTTCTAACTCTTTGACCCAAGCGCTCAAGTCCATGCGGACGTGGTCTTTAACCTCGATGGTCACTCCATTCACACCGCTGATATCACCTTTGTCTAGTTGTGCTCCTGCGATTCTGCGGTCTGCATATGGAAAGCCATTAACCTTTAACCACTTAACAGCATCTGCTTCTGCCTTGCTGCCTTTACGCTTGGCTGCTGTACTCATTCTTGTGGCTCGTCCCTAACTTCCGTTAGTTCCCATCTACCTGTCTCTGCTTTCTTTGCACGTTCTTCTGCTATCTTTAATGATGATGCACGAATAACTTTTACTTTATATTGTGAGTATGTAACTCTATACTTTGGCATTACACTACCTCCTCTTGTTGGTATCTAACTGCTACATCTTCTAAGTACATAGACTCAGGATTAAATGACAGAGTAACATAGTTACTTCCTGTCTGGTCAGCCCGTCCGTATCTGTTTTTAACTGGGGCTACGCATAAGAATGTTTCGTCTCCCTGTTTCATCTGTCCTATTGTAAGTACCATTGCTGGTATCTGATTGACCATGCCCTGTACTGCGCTACGCGGCTGACAAGGATAGCCATCAAAGCCTTCTTTAGTATGGTGTAGCACCAACACTGCTGCGTTGGTATCTCTGGCTAGGTACTTAAGTTCTTTCATAACGGCACGCATTGCACCGAACTCATCGTACCCATCCATTGCTACA